ACATTCTCCTTGATGACGATCTTGCGGACATGCCCCATGGGATCACGCTTGACCACATAGCGGTCCAGACGGATCACCCTCATGGGACCTTCATCGGGGAAGTACAGAAGGACGTTCCCGCAGACGATCAGTTGCTTAAGGGCCTCGAACAGGGCCACACGAATGTTCTGCCCCTCGATCTCCCTCATCACCATCCGCTCCATGTTCGACAGCGTCTGCTCGGCCTCGCCCTTGGCGCGGGGAGAGATTGTCTCAAGGTCACGGGCAGCCTTGGGGTCGATGATGAAGCGGAAGAAGGGAGCGTTGGGAGGCAGCAGCGACAGCAGCAGGGCAGACGAGAGGTTGTTAACGCCTCGCGCACCTACTGACTGGTATGGGGTCGGGAACTTGTATGCCGTCTTGTCGCCCTCGTCGGGCATCAGGTGCGGCAGGGTCAGCCTCGCACAGTCTCTGGCACGCTCTAGGTACGGAAACCTGCGGGTCTCTAGGTTCAGGTACAGAGCCTTGCCTGTGTCTGGCATGTTTTAGGTTCCCGGAATGTTGACGCCCGGGGACGTACCCATCTGGATACGGAGGCGGCGCTTGCCCTTGGACTGGAACATCTCAGAGGCTGCCGCAGGGGGCTTGGGACGTGACTGGGTCATCATTGGAGCCGCCACATTGGCCATCCGTGGAGCCTCGGGGAGTTGAGCCGGGGGTGGCGGCGGCGCTGCTGGCTTAGGGCTGCTAAAGCACATTCTCGTTTTGCTCCTCGTAGATGCGTATGAGATATCGAACGACCGAACGCTGCCCTGACTTGAAGAAGATCTCCGCAGGAGTCTCGTTCGTGTCTGGACAGCGTTCAGGAAAGGTCCTGTCAAGGAACCCAAGCAACTCAGGCGTCAGCCTAGGAGGTGGGACGCCTTCCTTAGAAAGGTCGTTATTCGGCATCTTTCTTGCTCTGGATGTAGGCGTACAGGATCACCACATAGTTGATCACATCGAGGACCGTGTCCTTGACTGCCTCATCCTTGACCCTGAACTCGCCTGTGGTGATGAAGGTCGATAGGCGGGACATCTTGTCCGTGAGGCGCACCATGATGCCTGCCTCGGTCTTGCAGATGCCCATGGCCTCGCACCGGGTGAAGTTGAGGAAGGGGTGCGAGTCATCCTTGCCTCCCGAGTAGTCGTGGTTCTTCCTCTCGGACAGGCCACGGGCCTCGTCACACAGTTCCTTGTGGGTTGCGAGAAGACGTGAACGGTTCATGGGTTCCATAGCCTGACCTCCTTAGTTTCCCAATTGTATTCGCCATGCCTGAGGATACGGGCGCAACGTGCCTGAGACAGGGCGAACTCCTCGTTGAACCCGGCGTTGGTGTAAGCCTGAAGGACCTCCTCGAACGTGCCTTCCTTCAGGATGCGCTCTGCCTTGACTGGACCGATCCCCTCAAGCCCCGGGTATCCATCGGTCTTGTCCCCCGTAAGGGTCTGCATCAGCCAGTTGCGGTCTGCCTCGGCCTTGGTGAGGAACACAGGCTCCTCGTCCTTGTCGGGATTCCAGACCCAGCCGGGGACGCTCTTGAGGTCCTTGTCGGAGGAGATAATGATGGTCTTCTCGAACGTGGTGCCGATGTCGTTCTGCAACAGACCGATGATGTCATCCCCCTCAAGTGTCGGCTCGGTGACGGTCTTGAACCCGTTCCCCAGCAGTTCCTTGACCTGCTTGAACCCACAGGGCTTGCGTGCGCTCTTGCGGTGGCTCTTGTAGGGAGGGTAGATCGTCTTGCGAAAGTTGTCCGGTCCGGTGAACCCGAAGATGCAGTTGGTGGCGTTAAGCCGCTTCATCCACTCGGTGACCTTCTCGTCGGTCAGAACCAAAGCCTCCTTGACATTCCCGAAGACGCAGTCGATGTCATCGTCGTACCGAGCAACGTATTCGGTCGCTGCACAGATGTGGTAGATCAGGATGTCACCGTCAATCAGCAGTGTCGTACTCATGTTGCCTCCGCTTCTGCGGCCTTGCTCAGGATGTGCGTAAGACCGAATGCCCCGTGCATGGAGGTCTTGAAGCAGATCGTGTAACCGTCCTCCTTCTTGGAGCGCACGGCAAACCCGATGAAGGCCAATTCATCGAACCGCTTCTTCAGTTCCGTGATGATCTCTTCCGTGGTGATGTACTCAATTGGTGTAGACATGCTTGAGCCTCTTGATCTGATCGATGTACTTCTGGCGCTTGACTCGGTCCCGCTCATGTGCCGCCAGCAGCAGCATGAACACCTGAGGCAACTTGATCACCGTGAACTTGCCCACATCCTTGAGGAACCTGACGGCCTTCTTGCTGTGCAGGGTCCAGACGTATGTGTCGTTGCCCTTGTCCCGCACAGAGCCGCCCCAGTATCCCGCGAGCATGGTCAGCACCCCGATGTGCTTGTTGGTGATCTCGACAGTTGGTGTGTTGTTCCACCTGATGCAGCCTTCACCGTCCATGATTCCAGCCGCGTACGCCTTTAGTGAGTTTCGGACCAATTTGCTCCTATTCGGTATTCACCGTCTAGAGGACATCTCATCTCGAAGAAGGTTCCGGCATCCCGGATTGCCTGCACGACAACTTTACCAACTTGATCTGCGTAGTCGGGCGTCGTGATGAATTGATACTCGTCATGCACAGCAGCCACCTGCTCGACCTCGGATGCATCGAGTTTCATGTGGGCATAGACGCAAGCCTGCTTCATCACCACAGCACCCGCTGACTGCAACAGGGTGTTCAATGCAGCGTGTTCCGAGCGTGGGTACAGGGGCCTGCCGTCAAGACCCTTGAGCCACCCACGGGAACCCAAGTTCCTAGTGACGGTCTCCTTGAGCCGCAGGTAGGCGGGGACCTTGGACTCGAAGTTAGCCCGTGCCTTGGCTCCTGTGCGCTTGTCGCCGCCAAGGACCATGCCCAACTTCTCGTTGCCTGCCCCGTAGATCAGAGCGTAGATCGCGCCCTTGGCTTGGTTGCGTGCCTGCTTGTGGGCTGGGTTGCCCTTGTCCATCACCTTGTCTGAGGTCAGACCAAAGGCAAGAGCGTTGGTCCAGTGGATGTCTCCGGTGGTCACAGCCTTGGCGTACTCGCCCCCATCCCACCCTCCGAGGTAATGGGCAAGGCAACGCAACTCAAGGCCCGAGGCATCGGCTCCCACCATGACCTTGCCCTTGGGTGCCGCAAACAGCGCCCTGTAGGCAGGCTCTGTGGGCACCTGAGCCATGTTGGGTCTGCTGTGGGTGCAGCGCCCTGTAATGGCTCCATTGGTGTTCACGCGCCCGTGGATGCGTCCCTTGGGGGTGACCACCTTGAGCCACGCCTCGTCGCCGTCTGCCAATTGCCCAAGGCGCTTGCCAAGGGTCAGGTACTCGGCTAGGACCTTGGCCTCTGGATAGGACAGCGACTGGAGCACAGTCTCGTCAACCTTGGGCCTGCCGTCTGGGGTGAACTCTGTGGGTTGCCACCCGTGCATGTCCTTGAGTCGGTCTGCAATCTGGAGTCGGGAGCCGGGGTTGAACGTAAGAATCTTTGGCTTGAGTTTCTTACCAGTCTTCTCCGACACGCGCTCCTGAACCACGGGCGGGAACATGGACTGCATCTGCTGCTCGATCTCAAGCATCTGCTTGCGGATCTCGGCGTGCAGTCTCTCTGCGGCCTTGACGTTGAACGGGATGCCCACGCGCTCCTGCTGCTTGATGATCTGGGCAAAGCGCATCTCAAGGTCCAGCGACTTGAACGCCTTGGCAGGATGCTTGAGCAGATCCCTAGCCAATACCCGGACCAGTTCGACATCGTTGCGGCAGTACTCGTCCAACTTGGGACCAGCCTCAAAGTCTCCACCATCGGTCTTGGGGAACTTGAGCCTGTGTCCCCATGCCTTCAGGGAGTGCAAACCCACCAGTTCCTTGGGCATGGTGGGATCCCTGTAGTCCGCATCAGCGATGTTGGTGTGCAGCAGGCGACACGCCACAGCGGTATCGAAGATGTTGTGATCCCGGGTAAAGGACGGAACCAACTTCCTGAGCGCGGGCAGGTCGAACCCAATCAGGTTGTGACCGATCAAGGTGGTAGCCCCGTTCAGTAGTTCGATGCCCTCCTTCAGGGACACTGTGCGTGCAGGCTCGTCCTCGATGGCAACCGCGAAGGACCTCAGTTCCTTCAGGTCACTCAGGTGCATCCAATCGGTGATTGGGTTGGTCTCGATGTCAAAGTAGATGTCCATGTCTCTCTTTCCTTTCTTTAGTCTAGTGACTAGACAAGCGTTCTTTCGGTAATGCCTGCCTTAGCCAGTTCCTTGATCAACTTCTTCTGCGCGTGCCTGAAGCAATCCCTAGCCTGCTTGGTCGTGATCTGATCATGGGGATTGCGCCGATTGTACTCGGCAGCCACATCCTCCCATTCCCTGTACGCGACCAAGTCCATCGTGACCTTTGGCTTGGGCCTGTTGCCGTATCCGTACAGCAGGATGCAGGATATCAACTGTGGGCTGACGTTGTATCGGCGTGCAATCTCGATGTTCGACATGGTCTCCGACAGCCTGCGGATCTCCTCGGACTGCTCTGGGGTAAGTTTCCTCTGCTTCATCCTTCCCCCTCGTACATGGCCTTCTCAATGCTGACGTGAAGCAAGGCCCGAAGACGCTTGACTTCCTCTTCCAGTTCGACGCAACGCTGGGACCAGTTCCTGACTCCAGCCCTGAGGATCTCGTTGTCTGTCCTGAGATCGGAGATCTCGATGATTGGATCCTTCTCAAATGTCATCGTCTGTTGTCTCCATGTTGAATTCTGCCAGCCTTCCCGACTCCTTGAAATACCGCAGCGTTCCCGCAATGCCTGTATCTCCCGTGAAACGGTTCTTAAGAACCCTGAGTACCAGTTCGTTTGGAGCGTCACCTTGCTGATTCCTTTCCATGCCGATCACGGCATCTGCCAACTGTGCAATTGAGTGTGAACCTCTGAGTTGGGCAAGGGAGGTCGAAGCCCCCTCCTCATGCCCACGATCCCCATCAGGACGCCTCAGATGGGATACCACAAACATGGCTGCCTGTGTCTCCTCAACGAGGGAACGCAGGGATGTCATGGCGTTGTCAATGAGCCTGCGCTCGTCGCCGTCACCTAGCCCAGACACGACGATGCTGAGGTGGTCTAGGAAGATGTAGTCGCATCCGCATGACTTGATCATGTAGCGCGTCTTGGCGAGCAGGTTGTCGGGATCGACGGATCCGAAGTGGTCGAACATCACGACGTTGGCTACCGTTGCCTCGAACGCCTCCCGCTTCTGGTCTGCCGTGATGCCACGGTCCTCCCAGAAATACGGCGGGGTGTTCAGGTGGATGCCCATCAGGTTCCTTGCGGTCCTCTTGACGGACTCCTCAAGCATCAGCAGACCGACCTTCTTGCCGTTGCGGATCAGGTGGCACACCATCTCGCGGCACACAGATGACTTGCCGATTCCTGTACCTGAAGTCAGGACAACGAGTTCACCCTTTCGGATGCCCAGCAACTTCTCGTTCAGGGCCTGCCACGGATATGGGATCGAGTCGTTGATGTCCTCGGTGTTGACGATATCCCACAGGTCCGAGCCAAGAACAACGCCATCAGGACGATAAGCCTTGGCACCATAGACAGCATCGATGACACGCTTGCCTTGACCTGCGACATGGGCATCATTGGCATCCTTGTACTCGGGGATCGTACCGATCTTTGCCTTGCCGGGAGTCAGAAGCATGGCGCACTCCTTGGCCGCCTTGCGCCCCGGCTCGTCATCATCGAACATCAGCACCACAGAGTCGAACTTCTCAAGCCACTCAAGGTTGTTCTGGAATGCCTTGTACGCACCAGCAGCGCCGCTGGGGACAGACACCACAGGCCATCGGTTGCCGAACAACTGGCTGATGGTCAGGGCGTCGATCTCACCCTCGGTCACCGTGACCATGCGTCCCCCGTCACGCCACAGGTGAGAGCCGTACAGGGGCAGCCCCTTGGCGTCACCGATCAGCATGAAGTCCTTGGAGGGGAAGCGCAACTTCTGCGCCACCACATCACGGTCCTTGACGTACTGGGCTACCTGAACGGTCTGGCCGTTGAACTGGCCTACGCCGTATCCCCAGAACCGACAGGTGTCCTCCGTGATGCCACGCTTGCGTAGGGCCGAGTACTCGACATCAATAAGAGTATCGAGTTTCTTGGTCACTTCTGGAAGTGACTGGCCGACCCCTGTCTCATAGTACTTGCACCCGAAGCAGTACCCATGCCCATCCGAATACCGGGCTAGGTTGTCCTGCGAGCCACACTTGGGGCATGGCTCATGCTGTACGAACTCCGATTCCTTGTGTTCCATGTTCCTTCCATTCGATTTCGATTCGCGGATCCTTGCTGTAGCACTTGACGGCAACGATCTTCATTATCTGAACGTCATCCTTCCATGCCCACTCATTGAGGGCATCGAGGATGGCTTTCTGGTGGTTGTCGATGTCGCCCTTGGGCCACACGTTGGTGGGCTTCTTTGGGGATCGGCAGAAGAACGTGACCGTCACGACGAGAGGGCAGGCAAGGGGGCAGCCCTTGGGCTTATTGATGGCACCAAGGGCTGCCTTGGCCTGCTTCCTGAAACGCTCATAGGTCTTCCCGTAGTAGGCACCCCACCTCGTAACCCGTGGTCTTGAGGCGGGTGTAGGGTCAACCTTGAGCGTCAGTTTCAGAAGTCACTCTCCTCGTCGGAGTCGGTCTCGGTCGCATCGGTCGGGGGAGCCGTGACCTCGAAGCCGTCCGTGGCCTTGAAGCCAAAGGCGTTGAAGTTGTCGCCGGGTGTGTACTCGACCAGATCGCAGATCTGAACGGCACGCATACGGAACGACAGCCCAGCGCCAACCATGGCTGTGAAGTAGGGGACCACCTCGAAGGCGACCTTGATCTTGCTGCCCGAGCCGATGCTGGGAGCGTTGACCAGAGGGTTGCCCTTGGCGTCGAACAGGGTGGGCTTCTGGTCCCACGAACGCTCCTCGGATCCGCCCTTGGCCTTCAACTTGAACTTGAAGCGGGTCAGCCCGTCCTCGGTGGTCTTGATCGGAAGGTCGGCCTTCTTCAACTTCTTGCCGCCCTTGGCCTCGCAGGTCGCCTTGTACTCGTCCTCCTGAATCTTGCGAATTGCAGCGAGGAAATCCTTGGTCTCCTTGGCGTTGGGATCAAGGTCCAGATCCACGCTGTAGACGCCGTTGGCGTCGAACTTGGTGTCTGGCTTGTTGAGTTTGGGATAGACCGCGATGCCGAGAGGGGATGTCATACGAACGAACTTCTTCTTGCCTTGCATGGTGTTGCCTTTCTTCTAGGATCCTAGACTAGTTGAAGTAGTACTGGGAGTCCATCACTTTCGATATGTCCAGAGTACCGTACTCGGGAACATCTGGAAGTGTAGCACCCTTTGGGAGAAAAGTCAATACTCCCTCATGGAACTCCCTAAGAAGATCCCTTGAGAACAACTCAACGGTAGCCTCCCGTACCCTGTGGTATACCTGTGGGTAGTCGCCTGAAAGGCACATGATCTGGTCGTGGACCGAGCCGAGGTGATTGATGCCCGATTGGGCGCACAGGTTTACGGTATGGCCCAATAGGCCGCCAAAGCCGTCCAAGGAGTGGATGTAGTTTGCGGGGCCTCCATTGAGCGCCTTGCGCTTGGACTGGCGTCCGTTCTCCTGACGAAGAGACAGCACCTTGGCCTTGGCTCCGATGCGGGTGGACACCGTGATCCGGTCATAGTTCTCGTAGCGCATCCTGACCGGGAACCCAATGGGGGTCATCCAGTAGGGCGTCACGTCATGCTCGATCATGGCGGCCATGCAACCCTTGAGGAAGTCCATGCCCTTCTTGGCGGAACCCACAACGTCATCGATGGAAGCCCAGATGATCTTGCCTAGGTGGACCACAGGCTTGTACATCTCCAGACCCCACGGGTTGCTCCCGGTCTTCCTGATGCGCTCCTCAAGCCACTCTCGGGTGTACGAGATGCATGAGTGCTGGGTCAGCCCGTAGGGCAGGGTCATGGTCTGACGCTTGGTTGTCGTGCGGTCGATGCCAAACTCGAGCAACTGCTTGGACAGGGGATCGTGATCAGCCTTCAACTTGGCGATGACGGCGTTTGCGACGAACTGGTAGGGATCTGACGGCCTCTCCGAAGGAAGGACATTAGTTGCCAGCCCAGCGACGGGATCACGCAGCAGCATGGCGTAGATCTGTAGTCCTTGGGTGGTGGCGTCCATGGCGATTGGCAGGTTGGAGATGAATCCGCTTCCGTAGTTCCAGAACTCGGTGAGTTCCCTACAGGCTGCGACAAAGGCAAATGGCTCGTCTGCATCAAGCCACTTCTTTGTGGAGTATGGGTCATTGCCGATGGCCTCGATCATGGAGCGGTTCTGCTCGACCCAGACTGTGCGCTCCTCGATGGTCTTCTTGTCGAGTCCGAACTTGTTGGCCGCATGGACGTACAGGGACTGGGCCTGAGCGTCTGTCGTGACAGGCTTGCCGTCAGAGAACCTGAGCATGGCCTTGGCGTACGACACGCCCTGAGGATGCAGGAACAGCGGCAGGGGATACCCACGCCCACGGAAGTCCAACTGATGTGGGAACCACAGGCGCTGATGGGAATTCATCTTGTCCGCAACGAACAGGGTCTTGAGTGCCAACAGTCGCTGGGACTCGTATGACTCGTTGAGGAAGTGGATCTTTGCGGCAGCCTTGCGCCAATGGCGTCTGGATTCCAGATTGGTGTCGATGTCCAGCGGCTTGGAGGGGATCTCCTCGTCACGCGATGGGGGCATCGAGTCAACCTCAAGACCCTCCTGCCAGCAATGCTTGACCAGCCCAAGGATTTGCTGATCGACTTCCCATGGCGTGTTCTGGATGAAGTTCACGGCGTCGTACACGGCTGACGGCATGAGCGATGACAGTGATTCCTGATACGCCTTGTTCCTGCTCTTGACCAGCGGCCTTGGTTTCCACGCAATCGACGCATAGCCGCCCACCCAAGGGTTATTCCACTGAAGCGGCTTCTCGATTGTGGGCAGGAACATCGGCTCCAGCGATTCGTGGTAATCGTGGCAGCCCTTGACCCACCTGCGGATGTCCGGGGCTGCCTGAATGATGCAGTACTTGCGTCCCCGTGCGTTCAACTTGGTGAGGATCTCGATGATGCCTGTGCGCTGGGCAATCATCTCCACAAGCAGCAGGCCCACAGCAAGGGCGTCGGCCTTGGCCCACCGCTTGGTGACCAGATCGACTGCACGGGCGGCATCACGGGCAAACCTGCGCTTGAACTTCTGGCCGACTGACTTGAATGTGCGCTGCTGTATGCGCCTGAGGAAGTCAGGGCTGTTTGACGCAAGGTCATCAAGCAGGATCTCGTCCTCTAGGGCACGACCAACGGCGATGCATGTGGTCGTGAGCATCCGCTCGGCAGACAAGGCATCGATGACCACCTTGGATGCGATGACTGCGGCCTTCTCCGAACTGATCTGCTCAAGGAAAGGCAAACAGCGATGCTTGCGGCCCGGTCCCGAGCGTGCCTTGGCCATCCACTTGTCGATCTCATCTACCAGTTCGGTGGTGCACCTGTTGAGCATCATCCGCCCGGGGATGGTGTTGCTCTCGGAGGTGATCTGCGTTGCCTTGGCTGACCTGTTGCGATACCTTTGTCGCCCCAGTTCCACCATCTCCTCGTCCAGTTTCGATTGACGCATAGACGCATTATAACCAAATGAATGGTGTCTAGGATCCTAGACGGGCAAATAAAAAACCCCCCGCCACCCAAAGGTGACGAGGGGCCGAAAGGAAAGGAGAACACCTTGCGGTGCGCCCCTATCCTATCAAACCAATGCGTAGTGGTCGCGCATCGTGCGCTCCATTCCCATGATCTTTCGCGGAGCCTCGACAGGATTCCATTCCTTGGCGAGGTGCGTGTAGGCGTTGTGGACGTTCCACAGCACCGGACGCTCACGGGTGTCGTACCCGAAGGATGGGGTCATGGACTCCTCCACCAGATCCACGACCTTGGCCCTCGGCAGCAGTCCCTGCTGTCCAAGACGCACGGCAAAGTCCGACAGGTTCGCACGGTTGAACGTGACCTCCTTGATCCTGTCGTAGAAGTACGCCGCCTTGTTGACCTCGACCTCGAACCTGTTGATGGTCTGGGTCAGCATGGCGGGAAGACGGTTCCACACACCTGAGGTGTGCTTGGTACGGAGGATGTGATCAGCCACGATCAGCCCGTTGGTGCAGGCAAAGACGTTGCCTCCGAACAGCAGGCGAACGGCCTTGGAGCCATCGTAGGAGTTGATCACGCCGATCTCCCAGCCGATCTCCTCGGAGTTACGCAGGGCGTTGGGGTTCCGCAGGCTGACCTTGGAGATGAACCACGGGTTCTTGCGGTGCATCTGGTGGGTCTCACGGACGATGTCGTACCCGAACGACCTGACGTTGTCGATGACGCGCTCCCACAGTTCCTCCTGAGGGACGGGCTGGTAGGTCGGCGTAGCGACAGGGACGGGGATCGTGGCCAGATCGGTGATGGTGGTGAATGCCTTGCTCATGTTGCAGTCCTTTCGGTTGTTGTCTAGGGTCCTAGACCCAGACAGGTTCAGTTGCGCCTGCGGCGACGTGCCTTGGGCGGATCGGGAATCAACTTGGCAACGAGATCATGCTCGTTATCGGTTAGCCAAGAACCGTGATGCTCAACTCTCCAAAGCACCAGTGCTGCGTAGTTGGACGCCATCTCGGTGTCGCTTTCCTTGAGGCAACGGATGACCTCAGACACCGTGTCCGTAATGGTGAATCGACTCATGCCATGATCCTACCAGAGAATCAGGAATTGTCAACACGGGGATGAACCTCGGTGACCTCAAGCCAGCCGGGGCCATTCTGCTCCTCGTCGCGCCATGCACGGATGACGAACGCCTGCCCGGTCTTGCGGTCCCCAAGCAGGAGGGTGGCAACAAACTCGCCGGGGTTGTCCCGGTCATCCATGACGCCCAGTCCCACAACCTCCATGCCCTTGAGCGGCTTGATGGTGTTGTAGACGTATGTTGCCCCGGGTGGGGTCTGCTCTGTCGGTCCTTGTCCTGTCCACATGGTGTTCTCCTGTAGTGCGCGTGGCTATTGAGGTATGCGCGCCCCACCTCACAACGAAAGGTTCAGATACGGGATGACGAAACCGGAATGTTGCGTGCCATGTCAACGCTCTTGAGGAACTCGTCGGACATCGGGACGGTCAGCACAAGCCGCTCGATGAGCGCGTTGATCAGGCAGTTGCGGAACTCCTCGTTGTGAACGACCGACTGAACGAGGTGCAGGGCGATCTGCTTGTGGTTGATGTTGGCGACAATGTCGGCAACCGACACGTTCTCCGCGACCTTGACGGCCTGATCCTCAATGACCTTCTCGGCGACCAAGTCGGCGATCTCGTTGGTATCGACGTGCCTAGCGACCTCATGCAGGTCAATCATCTCGGCAATGTCGGAGGCTGCAAAGTGCTCGGCAATGTCCGAGCCATCGATCTCACGGGCAAGGTCACTGAGGTCGATGTTGCCTGCGATATCGCCGTGATCCATCTGAGACAGGTCGATGCAGTTGGCAAGGTCATCCATGTTGATGCAGTCAGCGATGACCTGTGCGTCGATCTGGCCTGCGACCTCGGAGGCGATGCGGGCCTCGTACTGGTCCACGATGGCGTTCGCCAAGGCGTTGCCGTGGGTCGGGGACTCCATGATGGAGTTGGCGACCGCCTTGATGTCCGCATCGGGGAACAGACGGGGCGTGTCGGAGACACCCAAGGTCTTGCGGAGGGTGTCGTACTGGGACGAGTCGATGTTGATGATGAGATCCATGTCCAATCCTTTCGTTGTCTAGTG